TAGAGGTTGCGTTGTCCCGAAAGGGGCTTTTCGCGAGTCTGGTGGCTGCGTTATATGTCGTCGACCTCTCCGTGGAGATACTAGCACGTATTATCGGTCTCTTCTAGTTAATAGGAGAGGTAGCCGATGTATGTTCCATGGGGTAAGCGGTAACACCGTTTTCCTCATGGATACGGTGCTGTACATTTCACGATCAAAGGAGTATCTGTATCATGAGTACCGACTATCAGTCGGTTCCGCAGCGTCCCCTCATTCGCTCGTGGACCTTTTGCTTGGTCCGCAAAGCGATGAAGGGGTACGAAGTGGAGACCGCCATGCTGGACTCGGTCGTTGACCGGATCTGCAGCAGGACGACCACACGTGACCCAGATTACCTCCTGAGGTCGCGGAAGTACATCCGGAACAGCGGACTCCTGATGAACTGCGAGAACTGGAAACAGTTCACGCAGGACGTCTGGAACTTGGTCTGCCGGGCGAGAGCCCAGCGGGACAAGCAGCTGTTCACGATGCCGATTCCCGAGTCGGTTCGCGACGAGATGTGCTCTAACGAGCACTTCGAAGCGGACTGGTCGGACTTGTCCATCCGTACGGAGTTCCTCAACGCAAAAGTTGGGGACGTCGTAAACGGGTGGGTTAAGACCGATTTCGGTTGGATGTAAAAATCCACATCGGCATCACGGAACCCAACAGGGTGCATTGTAGCTAGTACCGTGAATGACATTGAGCTATGGATTCAGTAACCCCCTATTAAGGAGGGCTGATGAAAAGCCTGATGTCACTCTGGTCCCGGCTGGCAGAGGAATCTGCCAGCCTATGCTGCACTAGCGCCACTGCGGACATTAATACCGTCCGCAGTCGTGTCGAACATGAGGGGTTGTCGTTTTTGACGATAACCCTACCTGAATTTGGAAAGGCCATACAAAAATGGCTTGACCAAGGACAGGTCGGTATCCATCCCGCGTTCGTAACAGAACGTGGGAGAAGTCTCCCCCTATTTCTAGGAGGTTTCTTCAGCCGTGTGTTCGACAGGAACAGTGGCACGTTGCTCGACGATCCATGTATCGATTCAATAATTGCCTTGCGTCAGCTAACGCTGATGTTCGGCAAAATTGAGTTGCCTTGCTCTAAAGCTCGGCAGCTCAAAGCGATACGCAAATACGTCGAGTGTGAGTATGATGTCCGACGATTCGACACTGAGCTCCGTGATAGTGATATTGCGGAGTTTAGACAAATGTCGAATTTGCTCTATGGCGAGTTGTTTTCCCAACTGGAGTTAAGACTTCAGGAGGGGCCAATTCTGCCTAAGCATGGACCAGGTGCCACCGCTGACCGAGTTTCCGGAAACGGAAAGTATCGGCAGCGGACCTGGACCAGTCGACTCCAACAGGCCGGTTTCCGGCACTGGGAGTACCTGACGGCTACCCCCGTGGATGAAATCCGCGAGGGACCGTTAGTTGACATCATCGAACCCGGTCAAGAGCTACCTGTTAAGGTGGCCCTTGTACCTAAGACGATGAAGACACCTCGAGTAATTGCTATGGAACCAGTTTGCGTGCAATATATGCAGCAAGCTGTGTACCGTACATTCCTCGAGTTCTTC